ACACAAAGTCGGGGCTATAGCAAACAATAGAAAAAAGAAAATTAAACATGGCAACCTCTGAACTAAACTTTTTATGGGCTGATGAGGCAGACATGGAAGAGAAGTATAGTTTAGTATTCGGTGCACTATATAATCATCAGATGAAAGAGGAGAATGGTTACCTAGACTATGATGAGTGTATGGCTGTGCTACTACTGGATGGAGGAATATACTCTCATGCTTCAGTTAGTAGCCTGAACAAGGAGATATTCCTAAAGACAATAAGGGCGATCATCACTAATAAATTCCAGTTAAGCGATGATAAGAGAATGAAGCTTTTGCAAGGGGTGCTGATGATTGTAACTGGGCCAGATGCTGTAGAGAAGTTGAATTGTCGTGTCTGCCAGACTATGTACCACAAATTTGATCACAAAAGAGAAGTCCTTTGTACCAAATTTGGGAACAAGAAGTGGTCAAGACACATGGCCAATCATGACTTTGATAAGGAAGAGGATCGAGATGAAATAATCTATGAATCCAGACCTATGATAAGAAAGCGGGAAGTGGTGAGAAGTGGTATATGCAACATTAAGAACAACAAGATACATCTAGACATCTTGCCAGAGCTTAAAGAGATCTTAAGCACCACTGTTAATCTGGCTTTCCTTAGAGAGTTGTTGAAAAGTGGAGATCATGAGGATGGCTTAGCTTGCTTCCAACTAATAGTATCAGGTATGTTGAGTGCACAAGGTGGTTTGACAAAGGTCCAAAGAGATTCAAAGATGGTCGATCTTCTTATGGAACAATTTGGTTGGCTCATTGATGAGGGACTGATCTACCGTGAATCTGGCATCAGAATCAACAAATGCCCTGTTTGCAAATATTCCAGTGACGATGAGATGATCTACAAAGGCAGATTTTATAACATCTCTCTCCTGCTAAGCTGTAGCTACTTTGATCCTGATGCCACTGTGTTCTTGATAAGTACAAAAAGCCACAACAACAGTTGGTTCCCTGGACATTTAAAACCGTTGGTTGATGAAATCTACAAGAAGTTAAATCTGTCCTATAGTCAATTCTCATGCTATGAACCCTGCAAGACTAAAGAAAGATTTAGAGGACATTCTCACCCCAAGATTTACATATCTAACAGAGCAGCAGGCACAGAGTCATTGATAAAGAGATTCTAAGATAATTGTGTCTGAAAATATGGGTCAATGACCCTCATATCAGACACTATTTAAACATTGCCTAATCTCACTCTAGGATCAAGATCAGGAACTGAAACTATTGAGTATTGGCCCTTATCACTTCCCATTTCCAAATCATCTTTCTTTTTGGAGCAGGTCCTGCATCTTGTCAATCTTGAGATAAATTTTATAGTGAGTTGTGGTACTAAATACAAAATAGATAGAATCTTGATTAGAGTGAGAAAGACTTGTGAAATGGTGAGGGCACCTAATAAGACTAAACCAATAATTATTTTGTCAGATGTGCTATTGCAGGCCAATCCAAAAGTGCCATCATCTTTGCAAACCTCGTCTTTCTTCTTGAATTTTGACCCTGCTATGGCATAACATAGAAAGGACACACAATTGGCACCAGGGGAATATTCATAAACATCAGTATCATTGTAACAGACAGTTTTGAGCTTCATCTGTGGTACCACCTCTGCTAAAGGACAAACTGACCCTACTATTGAAACCAGAGGACTGTTTAGCAGACAAGTAGGTCCACATATGACCTTGTTTCCTTCCATCACTGAACTCACTCCAGTGCAACTTCTGAATAGCAAAATGCTTCCAATTGCTGCAATGTGTAGTAATGTCATTTTCTTTCATTGGTTGTTATAGCCCCGGACTTTGTGT